CTCCAGTTTGCGAGTTTTTAGCCGGGCTTTCGCCTCGGCAACCTTCTCACGGACAGCAAGACGGCGCGCATTATTACCAGGCGCGACCTTAACAACTTCCCCAGACTTCAGAACCATCTTCTCAAGGATAGCGGCCATTTCCTCACGCTTAACACGAATCAAGCCCATGGCCTCGGAGTTATCCTTCTCATGCACAAGGTCATAATACCGAGGTGGGCGAGCCTGCTTACCATTCACAATAACTTCGTCAGAAGGATAAATGTCACTCCTAAACTTATCAACAAAACTCCGACCAATACCCGGCCTGCGAGACATAAGCAGAAACTCTGGTTTCTTTCCATCGTAATGCTCCTTCATCTTCGGACCGTTAATTTTTTTAGTGGCATAATTCGCCACATAACACGCAGAATCAAAAGAGACAGCTCCGATCGAACAGCCTCCCAAACCCCAAGTTTCACTGAGCAACCGTGATGTATACAGACTAAATTCACTGGGGCTCCCGAGATGCACCGGTACCTTATCCGGAAAAGAATATCCGAAAATGATCGCATGATAATGAGGCCTCCCAAGATCGGAAATATATTCAGGGCAAACACAAGGTGGATTTGACTTGCGAGAGCGACGGCATATTTTACAAACATCACCATATTCGCCGCAAAGAAAGAATCGAATACCGACGGCGTCGGATTCAACACATTTACATTTCAACTTACACTTTTTACAAAAAGTGCAATCACGATTTACGCGAGCGCGTAATCGTTTCAAAAACAATTGACAGGTATCAACACAAATAGACTCATTAACCGGAAGAAACTCCGGATCATAAGTCAAGGTCAAGAACGAACTTTCATCATGCATTTTCGCCTCATGCATGATGCGAACAGCCCATTGACGGGCACGCTCAAGACGACACCCAATACAACGACCACAGGGTAAAGAAACACCATTGCCATTCGATACGCGCTTAAACGAAATCCCCTTTTTCCCGTTCGGGAGAGACAGCAGATTTGCACGCAACGGATGATAACACGGCATTACAGGCGAATTCCACCACGCATTACATAGGACACCGAAGAAAGACTATTCTTCGGATGCACCCCGGATTTTCGTGCGAAGTCCGAGCGGGACTTCTTGTAACTCATCTTCTTACGCTTTTTCATTTGACCCCTTGAAACGATTTTTAATCCAGCGGGCAAGCTCGACAACAAGATCGAGCAAGAGAGCAACAACCACAGTTTTAGAGTTGGCGTCCATACACCAAATATAGCAGACAAAGAAAAAGAAGTCAAGACCAACAACCTGTCAGTCAGCACACTTACATCAAGTAGAGATCGTGTGCACCCTCCATTTTGTCGGGAAATTGGGGCCACTGGCCCCGGCGCCAAAGGCGCCTCCCCAAAGCTAACGCAACCGCAGGCGGGCGGGGCACCACGGGGGGTGCCCCTGAACATGGGCCTAAAGACCCATAGAAATAGGTCTAAAGACCTATTGACAAAGCAAGAGAAAAGCTCTTGACAAATAAATAAGCGCACGCGCACGCAAAATACACGCGCACGCGCAATAAATAAATAAATAAATAAATAAATAAATAAATAAATAAATAAAAAGGGCTCCCAAAATGGGAGCCCTAATTAAAGAGACTTGAAGTCTCAAGCCGCCGTAGGCGGCACCTCCTTCGGAGACACAGCCGGCTCAGGAGCCGGAATCAGGCCCAACTTAATCGCCTCATCGCGATTGTTGGTATCCTGAAGAAAGGAAACAAGACGCTCCGCGCTGTTTCCAAAACGCCCTCGAAGTTCAGCGGGCAAAGCGGCAAAAGATTCCTTAGCCGCAGTAATCCGACGCAAAGCGTCAGCATAATCACCATAACCAGAAACGTCAGCAAACACAGGCTGAATAGAACGCATATTAACGGGAAGCTGTCCAGTAGCACCGTAACGTTTCATAATGAAGTTAATATCAGCCTCACGACCAAACTCTTGTTTGGTCTTACCAGGGCCGGTATTGCAACGAGGCTTGCAAGGCCCTCATTCTCCGACAACAAATGACGATTCATAATTCCCATGTTAATCTCCTTTCCTTCGAATTTTAGCCGGTTCCCAATCAGACAATTTTGGAGCTCCGAGCAACGTCTTATACGCCGAGGAATTTTGAAACTTACGAGAAAACCAGTCCATAACCGTAGTTTCAATTCCAGCACGTCGAGCATTACGAGTAGCAATGGCAGAGTTAATATCAACGGTATTCTTATTCGCCATTTTAAGCGCAGTATCAGCCTTGACGTTATCAATTTGAGCTTGCAATGCCCGAGCCTCATTCATAACACGGGGAAGGTCCCGAGCCGTAGACGCCGTTCCTTCCATTTCAGACTGAACCAAGGGAGAAGCACCAGCGGGGGTGGAAGCTCCACCCCCGCCAGCAGACAGTACAGGATTAAGCCCAGCGGCACGGAGGTCTTGAACCTCTCGCTGATGCGCCGTAGAGCTCATACGCTCTTGGAAGGCCATTTGGTCATTGGCTCTATCTCGAGCAGCTTCATTAGCCTTTTTCTGGCCAATATAAGACAGGCCGGCGCCAATGAGACCGGCGCCGGCCCCAGCAATCGCACCCCACATTAGAGGCGATCTCCCAACGTCGGAACACCGAACACAGGCATAGGCCGAGCGCACAGATAGTTAAAGTGCGCATCCAACAGAATATGCGGTTCAGTCGTAACAGCGATCACGCGATCAACCGGAGTGTCAGACGTGATAAACGTCTCATTCAACGACGGCTGAGAACCGAACTCCTGAGAGACGTGCCAGGTATCCAAAGGAGTAGCATACGCCGGCCGCAGCACGGAAGTGATCATAGACGGCTTGTAGCGGTACTCTGCGCTTCTCTCTTGGTACCCGAAAACGCCGGACCGTTGTGTGGACAAAGTACCATCGGCCAGATCATTATAAATCTCTTTATTGAGGACGGACTGCTCTCCCAAGTGAGCCAAAGCAGGCCAGAAGAAATCATAACGAGTAGACCGAGACCACATACGGTTAAGGCCCTGCGAATAGGTCAAGTCAGCACGAACGTTGACCAAACCAATGATGACACCATGTTCAACAAAGCTTTTGTTGAACCCGTGCCCTTGCATCGACGCAGTACCGAACGCCGCCAAGGCCCCTTGAGCATTGGAACCAGAGGTCGGCGAAGTTTGAGGAACAGGATGAACATTGATAGGAGACGACGAGCCCCCTAAGTATTCAGGACGTTGCACCCGGAAATCAGGTACGGTGATTCCGAAATGACTCTTGATGATTTCCACCATCCGAGTGCCGCCCCGCGCATCGCGCTCGAGCATGACTTGAGTCTGTAACGCCTCTCTCAGCTCATTAACGGTCGTTGCTAGAGCAGTTGAGAGGTCGGCAACTAACGTACCGTTAGGATCAAGCTGGAGTAAAACACCGTCATCGGCATTATTAAGCCGACCAGGGAGGTTATCACCATTTAACGAGCCGGTATCAAGCGCAACACTATCCGAAGCCCGCTTTACCAACCAATGACCAGTATCGGACAACTCGACGGGAGCCGTAGAGCCGCCAACAGGCAAGGAAACAGCATCCCCTTTCTGAGGCCAAGGCAAACACGACGTGAAATAATCGTGACGCTTTCCACGCTTCTTGAGCACATAATCCGCATACGTATCAGGACCGTCGTCAAGATCAACAACCAGACTATCAATCAGTTTCTGATCCCTAAACCACGTATTAAAAATCAGATTATAGGCCCTGAAATGAAACGCTGAAACAGAAAAGCCGTTGGTCTGATCGGTCGGGATGCCGAAGTAATCCGCAAGAGTGTTAATCTCCGGTCCACCCGCCGCAATCGGAATTGTGGGGACAGTAAAGGAGGTTGAATCTCCCGGATCAGTCTGCGCACCATTGAATTTCTCCCAATTGTTCCAAAGTAAACGATTTGGCACAAAGAAGAAGAACGAATCCAAGTAGAGATTATCCATGACAGGCTTAATCGGCGTCGCGAGCCGAGCAAACGCAGTCATGCGACAATTAAACGTATCCCCTGGTAATACTTCGTCAACAAGCACAGGAATCAAATAATCGGCGTCAAATGCCGTTTTAATTCCATGAGAACGATCAAACCGCGACCTCTGCACACCAACAGTAGGAACACGGGAGAACGAATGACCCATTACGGTCGGACGCTTCGGAGCAGTAGGCATTATTTCATCTCCTTAATCAAAGGAACAGTCACGCCCTGCTCGTTATCATAAACAGAAGTCCCAAGGACAATGCCGGGAAGCAACGGGTTCTTAACAGAGTTCTGCTTCTCCTCATGCTCACGAACCGAGATAGCCGACATGATAAACTTAGGAACATTATGAGAAGTAAGAGCACCGGAGTTCGGATCATAAGTCCCGATTTCATAGAGCATATAATCCTCGGGATAACGATAAAGATCAGAATCTTTATTTCGGCAGGCATCACCAAAAGCCCGAATAGCAAGACCTTCCT